TAACCCTAAGGGTTGACATTAACCCTAAGGGTTAAGTATTATTAATGAACAACCCAATTACTAGTGCCTTTTCATCTATAGCGCAAAATTTTGCGGGTATCAAAACAGGGCAAAATTCTTTATTTGCTCCGCAAGTATCTCAATTATTTGGATTTAATATTCCTGGTATTCCTCTCATAAGCGCTAGGGATCATTTCTTAACACAAATGGAATCGTGGTTTACGGCTATTCCTATTAACAGTCAATGGATTGTTCTTATAAACCAATACCCCTCATGTATTAGCACAAAAATAATACAAGGGTTGGAAAGAACAGATGCTTCCAGAAAAGGATTTGATGTAGATAAAGCTAAAAATATTTTATTATCATTTCCATTACAAAAAATAACTGGCTGTATTTTTAGTCAAGGGGTATCATTACCTCAAGAATCATTTTCAACCGAATATCTAAACATAGAAAATCATCGTGGATTTTTACCCGGTCTTATATCTCGGGAAAGAGAAAATCAGTCACAATTGTCAATTGACTTTTTAGAAACAAACACATCTTTTCCTGATTTTGTTATTAGACCTTGGATTATAGCTGGTTCACATTTTGGTTTTGTTAGCAGAAACCCAACAGATAAAATAGAATCAATAAAAAATGTAAAGACAACCGTTTCTGTTTTGCAATATACTCGCACGGTTCAAAACATATCTATGATTCCTAGAAAAATATGGACATTTTATAATTGTGCGCCCGTTTTAATAGAAGGCGGGTCTGTGGATTATGCTGCAGGAACTACTCCAACTACCATATCTACAAAATGGGTATACTCTCATTATACTGTAGAAAATAATTTATATTTTCCACTTACATCAATTATTAATCGCATTTCTACCGGATCCTTCCCACAGGTTACTACATCTCTACAAGGCATTAAGAACTTTGTACCTGGTAGCTTTTTCTAAAATTACCATTATACTTTATTAGTATGTATAAAGGAGAATTCTTTTTTTCTTGTCCTGTATTGTCGTTAAAAAATCCGATATCAATTAGAGAGATGACAGTGGGTGAGTATATTTCATTATTAAAGTTTTTAAAGAATAATAATTCTAAGCATATTGATTATTATGTTAGTTATCTCTTAGAAAAATTAATTTTAAATGATTATTCTAAGCTTAATGTAATTGATAAATTCACGGCGCTTCTTACTCTGCGTTCTATAATTTTAGGATCTGATATTTATCTATTATTAACCAGTAGTAATAAACGCATAAAGGTTTCTATAGATGATATAGTTTCGGTTCTTTTATCTGTACAACTTTCTCCTCCTAAAATTATAAAGACTAATGAATTGGAAATAGAAATTGGATATCCTAAGAATTTTCATATAGAAGGCATAGATCCATTTTTAAATTGTTTAACACATATAACAACCAGTGAAGCTGGAAGAGTAGATTTTGCTAGTCTTTCATTGGAAGAAAAAGAACACATTGCAGATCATTTACCATCGGAAATTTTAAAGCCTATGCAATCAGCTATCTTAAAATTAGATCAAGAAGCACAACAGATAATTTTATTTAAAACCACAGAAGATAATGTCAGGTTGTCTCTCAATGATGAATCTCTAATACAACTATTAAAAATACTCTTATCAGATGATTTAAAGTCAATATATGACATAGCCTACACCCTAATATCTAAGGCTAATTTTTCTTGGTCTGATATTATGTTATTAAACCCAGCGGAAATGCAAATCTTCTATAGCCGCTTGGGTCAGGATAATAAGGAATTACAGGAAGCCACAAAAACACCTAAAAACCCAATGAGTTCCGTGGTTGACTCTTTAAAGTAAACTCTAAGTATATTATATGAAACCGGAAGTAGCCCAATTATTAGTATCTCTTGATAAATTCAACACATCTGAAAGTCAGCCTATATATGTACCCAGTATTGGTAAGGCTGTAATGTTTTCAGCTTTAACTATTAAGCAGCAAAAGGACATACTAAAGAGTGCATTTGATACTAAGACCAGCATATTCCAATTTATAGAGACGTTTAATCGTATTATAACGGAGACATGTAAGGAGAAGATCCCATTTACCATAATTGATAAGGCTATTATAGCATTATACTTTAAACAATGCTTTTTTAAGGGTAAAAGTTATCTTAAAAAAGAAGACACCTTTATAGAATTTGATCTTTTAGAACATCTTAAAGGCATCAAAGAAACCCCTATCCCAGCGGATTTAGCCAGTAAGACCATTGCTGCGGGTCCTATTACGGTTGAATGCAGTATACCTACACTAGCATATGAATCTACTATAGCCGCTGAATCTAGGGGTATAATATCCGCTATTATGCTGGATAAAAAGGAAGAAAATTTAAAAGATGCTGTTGGTGAAATTTATATATTTGAAATACTTAAATTCATAAAGAATATTAAATACGTTTTTAATGGTGAACCTGTGGTAATTGATTTAACTGTCTTGCCTTTAAAGGAAAAGGCAAGTATTTTTGAAAATCTTCCATTAACCATTAACAATTCAGTAATAGATTACATTAAAGCCATCAGAAATCTAGAAAAGCCCTACCTTTCCGTAGGCGATATGACTATTGTCATTGATCCAGTATTCTTTAATAAAACGGATTAATGATTAAATAATTATGTGGCAGACCCTATAAACCCTCAATTAACGGGTATACTAGAACAGCTAACTCTCATGCGTGAGAATTTAGATGCTATTTTTCTAGGCGAACAAACTGATAAGAAGGACAAGAAAAAAACAACTAAGGATTTAGTTAAAGTCCGTATAGATGATATAAAGGATGTTGCTTTAGAAAAACTAGCTGATGCTCTCAATGGAACTGGCGGTAAAAAAAGAGAAAAGGAATCTAAAGAAGAGGATAAATCTGGTGGTCTTTTAAAGCAGGCTGGTGGGGCTATTGGAGATTTCGTCGGTACTGCTTTTGGTACTGCTGCTAAATCTGGTGGTCCTTATGCAGCTTTATTAGCCCTTGGTATCGGTGGTGGTATTGCTTTGACCGCTCTTGGCATAGCAGGTGCTATAAAAATTATAGCCCCAGCTTTACCTCAGATTTATGAATTTATAAAAAATGCTCTACCAGAATTTAGTAAATTTATAAAGGATTTATTGCCAGCATTTGCACAATTCATAAATGATATTTTAGGCGGAGAAGGATTTTTAAAATTTATCCATACCATTACAGACTTTTATATTAATGTATTAAAGCATGTCTTAGATGCTTTACCTAATATTATTAAGGGTGTTGGCATAGCTATACAAAGTGTGTTAGCAGGTATCGGAGATATAATGAAACAAATTCCTGCAATTGTAAAAGCAATTGCAGGTGGTGTATCAGAAATTTTAAAACCGATCACGCAAATGATACAGCAAATTATTTCTGATTTCATTAAAACTATACCCTCCTTACTAGCTCAGATTCCACCCATATTAGCGGCCATCAAACCATTTTTTGATACATTAATAGAATTTGCTAAAACAACAATTCATGAAATTATAGATTTTGCAAAATATCTAATAGATAAGTTACCTATTATCAAGGAATTTTTGGCACCCATCATAGATTTAATTAAGGATCTAGCTTCTAAGTGGTTACAATATTTAACAATAGGCATTACTGCATTGAAAGATGCTCTTATCATTCTGATAGATAAAGGATTAAATCCATTAATTTTAGGTTTACGAGATGCACTAATTTCATTATTTGAGAATTTACAAAAAATAATAGAAAGTTTAGCCACTATGATTATAGCATTGGGTAATAATATAGAAAATATTTTAACACAAGCCTTTCACGGGTTACAAAAAATAATACAAAGTGTTGCGGATGTTATAATTTCTTTAAGTACTACCATACAAAATATAGTAGTGCCTGTTATACAATTGTTTGATAGAGCAATATCTGGTGTAATAGGTACAATAAAATTATTAATAGATAAAGGATTTACACTCATGGAAAATGCTTTATCTACTATACAGACAGTTTTAAAGGATATTACTAATTTCTTTGAAACCATGCCCGGTAAGATTTCTACCTTTATTCAATCGGTAGTTCAGTCAGTTAAAGATCTAGCTAGTGTATCTGCAACGGATTTAGGACTTGTTGCAGGTGGTATTACTGCTGTAGCTTTAGCTTTAGCTGCTTTGGGTGGTGGTGGTCTAGTAAAAGGTTTTTTAAGTCTATTTTCTGCAGATCCTGTAAAGCAATTACAACGATTTGTAGAATTAAAAGATGGATTGACAGAAACTGCCAACGCTATCAAATTATTAGCCGAATCTTTAAAAGCCTTAGGTGCTGATGGTTTAGGAAAAGCTATAGGCACTAATCTTAAAGAGGTTGCAAATGCAATAAATCAATTACCCGTAGAGACTATAAAGGTAGCAACATCCGTAACACAAACCAGTAAAACCGCACCAGCAGTTGGCGGAGCACCTACAAATACACCTAAAGAAGATGTAGTAGCTGTATTAAAATCTATCAAGGGTAGTATAGATAACCAGGTAAATGCCGCTGTAAGTGCTAATACTTTATTATCATCTATTGCCAAATTAATAAGTGAAGCTGATACAAGAGATAATAACAATATCGTACTAAACCAACCACGTAATACCACTTTTACTCCAGGAGAAGGATCTAGGGCATCTGCGTTCAGGACCACAGTAGCTACTACGTAAATATTTTTATGGCTAATTATATATGGCAATTTCTAACAGAAGTAGGTAACCCGGTACCTAGTTTAGTACCTGTAGGTACAACCACATCTGTATTAAATTCCATGGCTAGTACAAACACCTTAGCCTATAATAAGGGCGGCGGCGGTTCTGTATTTACACCTGTAAACATAGTTAAAGATTTTTATTGGACAAATTCTAAGGTGAGGGGTAGAGACGGAACGGGTCGAGAAGAGGTTCCTTATATAATACTAAAAGAACGTAAGGTAAAAACAAGTTCCTTTGTTGCCCAAGCTTTGTATTCTACTGGTGGTATTTTTGATAGTGCTAAATCAGTTCTGAATGCTTTAAAAATTGGTAATTTTAATGTTAGTTCAGCGACTCAAATATCTCCAGCAGTGGGGACATCATTATCCGAATTGTTAGGATCAAATAATGATAAAAACAATTTAAAATCTACAGATGTTCCTAATAATAACCCTTCATTGATGGATACGGTTACTAAAAAAATAAATGAAGTGGCTGCATCCGCTACAGATGATACTTCCTTTTTGACAGATCCGTGGTTGAGCTATTATAAAGGATTGTATATTACTCAACCAACTGGGTGGGTATACTTTTTACCCTTTATGTCTAACTCATATCAAACCACAACTAATGGTTGGGGTACTGGTGACGGTGATTCGGGCGGGTCTTTTCTGGTAGAAGGAGCCTCCAAATTGATAGAAGGGTTTTCGGAATTTGCACGGAAAGCTGTTACTATGTTATCTGTAGGTAGTTATCAGGAAAAATCTAAATTTTATGAATTTTCTAAAGGTGGAGAAACCTTATCTATTTCATTCCCTTTAATTAATACAGGTAATGCCACATTTGATGATGTTATACGCAATTGGCAATTCGTTTTTCTATTGCTTTACCAGAATCGGGCTCAACGCGTAGATCGTAATATTGTCAACCCACCACCAATTTATGAAGTAGAGATACCTGGATTGAAATATATGCCGTTAAGTTATATATCTAACATAAGGGTGGAATTTAAAGGCTCACGGCGTACAATGACACTGCCTATACCATCTGCTACTGGACAAAATGGAACACAAGGGCTAGAAACCATAGTGCCGGAAGCATATCAAATTAGTTTAGATATTACATCTTTAGTAGGAGATTCTAAAAACTTCATGTATTCTACGGTTTTTAAAAATAACAATATTGTAGTAATGACTGCTGCAGAGAGGGATGCTATGGTTGGTGGTATTGCTGCCTTTTCTAATCTGCAAACCAATATTAGTAATACTATTGGTCAAGCCCAGAAAAATTTATTTGGAGGTTAAGTATGGATTTAGGAACATTTCAAAAAGATATAGTAGATTTGCCAACGCTAAATGAGTTTAGGTATGAAAATATTTTTAAGCTTTATAAAACCGGCGGCAATCAATATTTTTATAACATACTATCTACCGTATCTGTATCAAATAATCTAGATAGTAATATTTTTTATAATGTAGTATTAAATGAAAAAACGCCTTGGACGGTTATTAGTTATGGGGCTTATGGTTCTATAGACCTGTGGTGGTTAATAGCTATAGTAAACGGTATAAAAAATCCTTTACAGTTACCTAGTAGTGGATCCATAAAAATACTTAAACCCCAATATGTGCGGTCGGTGATAAGCCAATTAACCCAAATTGTGCAATGAATACACCATTAACAATTGCAGATGGACAATCTGGTGCTCTATCAAATGTAATCATAAATCAAACCCAATATGATTTTAATGTCATATTGATAAACCCTGAAGGTAAATTTTTTGTATTTCGCCATGAAGCCATAAAAGACTTAACCATTTATGATGCTATCAATCAATATGCTTCTGATGGTTATATGGTATATGATAACAGTTATGACGTTTTAGAAAGACCCGCTGTTACACCTAATTCTGCAGATCCGAATCAAGCATTAAACGCAAATAAAGCATATAGTTTCAGAGGAGACGCTAGAGATATATTAAGAATAGAAATTACACCACAATTAAACCCAAACAATGCATCGAGTGTAACTGATGATAAGATCAAATATATGTTTACTCTTAATTATGAATACGTAATTTATGATATAGAGGATACCATGCTGGAAGAGTCTAATACTAAATTAAGAAAGCTGTATTTTAGAGATTTATATCAACAAATATTATCTGAAAGAAATGTAGAGTTTTCTACAGCCAATATAGCTAAAAATTCTAAACAGAATTCCTCTAATGCAGAAAGAGCTGTTAAAACAGGTGTAGCTATTCAAGAATTAATTAAAAAGACACTACCCACACAAGAGGGATTTACTACTAAATTTTCAGATTTTGATGCGGGTGCTACAGATATATTTTTTACAGCACCTGCAGATTATAAAGCTGAAGATAGTTTGAGGTATCTATTAGAACGGCATGTTAGTATTTCTTCTAATAATTATGATAAATGTTTTTTAAAAATAGAACGATACCCTAAACTATGGTCTTTGTTGAGCTTAAAGCAAATGTTTGACAGGGCTTATATAAAAGACAAAAATAATGATGCTGGCGGGCCGTATTATTTAGAACGGTTTTTATTGGGTGGATCCGGAGATGCAGAAACGCCTTCTAGTTTACAAGTAACGGTTACTCGTTCTCCTAAAATATCCCTTTATTTTGGAGACAATAACACAGTAGAAAATTTTACATTTTTACCACCTGCTGGAATACACACCCAACAAAATATCGTATCAAAAATAATACATACACATCGTAATAGTGAAAAGGCTTTTTATGTAGATTCTGAGAATAATGATTTTGATAACATGTTAAAGACATATCATGATTGCTATGTAAAAAACATGAAGGGGGCAAACGATAAACCAATATCTAATATAGTAAGTAATAAATTGCGCAGTTCAAGACAGAATGTTGATAATGTATTTTCCACATCTGATACATCCCCGGAGCAACGTTTAGGTGTAGGTAGAAGTGATACATTAAAAGACGCTGTCTTTCTTAATAAAACATTATCAATTCGCGTAACAGGTGCTACCTATCGTCAAGCCGGGTATTTTATTAGCTTAGATCGCAATGGCAGTTTAACTGACTGCCCGTTTGATGATAAGTTGCTTGGTATATATCTCATTGTAGAAGTGAGACATACATTTATGGGTAACACATACTATAATGATCTAATATGTGTTAAAACCTACAACTATAAAGATGATGGTGATCAAACAGGTAATTATTTGTAATGTCTAGTACTTTATCTAAAACTATAAATCCTCAATTAGTGGAGGTTTCCTTTGCTAATAATATAGGGTATTTGCAAAAATACTCTACCTATTTGGATTTAGTATCTGATTTTAAAACTCAATTAAATGCATATTTTGCATACGACAAATCATTTTATAATTCAGATTTTATATCTAGCAGCAAATCCTTTTATGGAGACCTTAATGGTAAGTATGCAAGTTTTGATAATGAATTTTTAATATATTATGTTAAAAAGTATAATATATTAGCTGATGAAGTAAAAAAGGCGATTTTACCGTCTATAGGCAAACAAAATTTTTTAAGCCCAATAAGTGACAGCATAGGTATGCTGACAAACACAGAAACAATGTTGACAGACTATGTAGAACCTGTATCAGATGTTAATGTTACCCTTTATCCAGCCCCTTTAGCTTATCCGTCAAACCTAAAAAATAAGATAAGGCCTACAGCTAAGGCCATATCAATAGATCTAAGTAAACAAACAACTATAATGTTTCGCAATAATATAGTTAATGTTCAATTTAAGGCAGCTAATTCTACAGAACCACACGGATCTAATTTGGTAACTGATTTTAACTCCTATCTTAGAACAAGAGAATATGCTTTAGATATAACAAAACAATTAAGTAGCCAATTTGGCAATCTATTTAAATTAGTTTCCTATTATGGTAATCTAAATGATTACTCAGGTTACAATCCAGGTGATCTGCAAATGAATTTACAAACTATAGCTGACGTTACATATACTTTAAATGTAGAGGGGGCAATTTTAGAATTGGATCTTTTAGGTAAACAGATAGAAGCTTCCCGCAAAGATATAACAATAAAACGGATTTTATCAGTTCAATCTCAGGCACAAACAAAACCAGTTCAGCAGCCTATAAATACAAAAACTAACACTGGATCTACAAAAGCAATGCCTCTCAATAGCACAGCTCCGGGTAGTGCTGTCGTAGTTAATAATGTATTAAAACCCAACACAACAACGACAGCTATTATTCCAGCCAATAATGCAGTACCCCCTGCAGTAGGATTTACAAAAGATGATCGTAAACAGATGACTGCACCGTTAACTAAAGCTAGCGCTATAGTTAAAGCAAAACCAGATATTCAAGTAGGTAAATCTCCAAATATTTCAGCAATCAAAATACCAACAGTAATGCCAGAATTTCCGCGTATGCCCTTTGCTTTTGCTGTTACATCACCGTTTGGCATATTCAGTGCTGCTAAGAGTGCTATTTGTGCTCTTAAAAATTTAAATATTCAAAACTTCAAAGTACCTCCAATTCCTGATCTTTTCAAGAAAGGTAATTTTGCTATGTTTAAGAATAAGATTATGGGACTAATTGTAAAGGCTGAAATAGATATCAAAAAGAAACTACTAGCTATGATACCTAATTGGCCTAAGATAAATGAAAAGCTTATGAGGGAATTGATCAAAAAGATCAAGGATAAATTAAAAGCTGAATTGAATAAGTTATTTAATTGTAACCCTGATAATAAGAATTAAGGTGTTATATCTATAACATCTGCAGACACTGGTATAGAGGTTGATATCAATCGTTTAAATATCTCTTCACGGGTTAATTGATATCTATTAGTATTATCTTCATTAGCAATTTCTTTTTTACTCTGTATATCCATTTCCTTTATTTTAACAACGGTTTCAGCTTTTTTATCAGTAATTACTAATTTATTCAAAGTCTCTAATGCACTGGAGGTAGCTGTTATTAAATTTGCTACAGCAGACATATCTTCACCATTAGGAGCTGAAGATACATATTCTTTCATAGACTTCATAAACTCTAAACTTTCTCTTACTAATTCTCCAGCTCGTTGTATGACAAAGGTTTCTATTTCTTCCTTTTTAAGAGGGTCTGGTTCTATTGCTGCTTTTTTAGCTGAAAATGTATTGTTTTGCAATTGATCTATTAGTGTACCAATTTCTTTATCTTCTGTATTTGAGGTATTATCCATAAAATTATTTAAAAAAATATTGATTAAAAGCCAATATGAGTTATATTGTATTTATATGGAAGATATAAATTACATGCCAAAAGTTCAATTCATTAAAAGTCACCCCGATGCTATTTTACCATCTAAAAATCATGCTTCAGATACAGGTTTTGATGTGTATGCTGTAGAAGATATTACTATCCCAGCTAAAGGTAGTGGTGTAGTTCCTGTCGGTATTAAAGTGGGGTTTATCCCTGAAGGGTATTGGTTTAAGGTAGAAGGTCGTTCTGGTTTAGGTTTTAAACACAGCCTACTGCCTCATCCAGGCATTATTGATAATGAATACCGTGGAGATTGTGGTGTTAAGATTTATAATTTTTCAGATGTAGATTATAATTTTAAAAAGGGTGATCGTTGTGCTCAATTTGTTTTCTATCTCAATCTATCTCTAGAATTGGAATGGGGTAATACACCACAAGCCTCTAATAGGGGTGATAAGGGTTTTGGTTCATCTGGAAAATAATATGCGATGGAATATTAAACAAAGTAAAGATGGCACTCAATGTCTTATTACATGCAGTAAGCCTATTAATTTTATAAATGTGGAAGTTCTTTATGATTCCTATAAAATGGATAGGATTAAGAATGTTAAGAAAGTCAAATTACTTGTACCATTTAATTCTCGACGGAAAAATTCTAACAACATAATTGATAATGTTTAATAACCTTTTAATTGAAAAATATAGACCCCACACATTGGATGATATTGTATTATCTGAGGATGTTAGAAAGACCTTATTATCTTTTAAGGATAAACAGGAAATTCCGAGTTTAATCTTTTTAGGCAACCCTGGCATTGGCAAGACGAGTCTAGCGAAGATCTTAGTTAAAGACATCCTACAATGTCAGTACCTTTACATTAATGCTAGTGATGAGAACGGTATTGATACAATCCGCAACAAAGTAGTTAGTTTTGCTCAAACCAAGAGTATAGATGGTAAAATTAAAGTAATCATTCTAGATGAAGCAGATGCATTATCGGGTGAAGCTCAACGAGCATTACGCAATACTATGGAGGAATATAGTGGTGTTACACGGTTTATTCTTACAGGTAATTATCAATACAAGTTAATTGATGCACTGCGTAGTAGGTGTCAATCATTTGATTTAAATCCTCCTTTGGACTTGGTGTTGCGTCGGTGTTTACATGTTATAAAGACGGAAAAAATTATATTGCCGGATGATCAAAAAGTTGCATTTGCTCACCTAATTAAATCAAATTATCCAGATATTCGTAAATGTATTAATAACATACAAAGATATAGTATTAGTGGAACCATGAATATTGCTGTAGATAATAATAATAATCAATTCATTGCCGGCTTGTATGAATTAATTGTTGCTAAAAAAGTAACCGAAGCTCGAAAGTATATCATATCTAATGAAAGTCAGATTAATTCAGATTTTGTCAATCTATTAAGAATGCTTTTCAATTATATTGATAAAAATGAAAAGAATGAACAAGTAAAGAAGATGTCTCTATTAGTTATAGCTGAGCATATCTATAGAGCAGCATTTGTAGCAGACCAAGAAATTAATGCTTATGCTTGTTGTATACAGCTTACTTCTTAGGAAGATAGTCTGCTGTATAGTTAGCTGGATCTTTGTGTGTTACGTTAGGGGAACTTGGAATAACAGTGTTAGAATTATTCAGAGACCTATCACCCGAGCTATCTTTCTTGTTACCCATATCAGAGGTTCGGGTCTGTCTACCGGTTGAGAACTCTTCATCTTCACTGACCTTCTCTGGAGATACAGGTTTAATGTTAATGCGTGAGTCTCTTTTAATTTTATCCCTCACTTCTGGAAGATTGATATCCGGCTGTACTTCATTAAAATGATCAGGATTTTGATCCTTTAAAGGACGGATACCAGAAACTACTACCAGGACATCCAGTGGTACTGTTACATAATTATAATAGCGACCCGGGGCTATTTCTTGCGCAATATCAGCCAAAGCCATGCGCCGATTTATGTTATTGTCATTGTTGCCACCCATGCCAACAGGAAAATTGTTTTTAATATTGACAACCCGTAGATTATACCCGCTATCTATTAAGGACTTAATTTTTATCTTTAATTCGTCGTTGCTCTCAAAATCAGGGTGGTTTATGGCTTTAGGTTTGAATGCAACGACATCCCCAACCAATATGCCCCCATTAGTATATCTACCATAGGCAGATTCAAATAATTTAACAAAGCGTCTGTTCACAGAATTATTTATGGTTTATATAACAAATTTGGTGAATAAATATTTGAAATGGCTAATTATAAAATTACCTCCCTAAACAATGTAGTTTTTACAGATAATGAGTTTATCTTTAAAGATTTGGCCTTGGATCTCGAAATGGGCTATAGTAATAGCAATGAATTCTATAAAAACAATGAAATCTTAGATCTTAAAGCAGATGTAGACCATGCAGCTATACGTAATTCCATATTTAATCTGTTTAATACTAATCAAGGTGAACGCCTTTTAAACCCTGATTTTGGATTAAATCTTAAGAATTATCTTTTTGAAGCCGTTTCCAAAGAAGGGGGTATAATGATAGGTGACACTATTAAATCAGGTATTATGAAATATGAACCTCGCATTTCAGTGGATCGCATCACTGTCGTGGTCGATGAAGATAATAATACATATGAAATTACTTTGATAGTTACAGCCAAGGCTTTGCAAAATCGTGTAATAACCCTCCCTGGCCTATTAAGTAATTCTGGATTTCGTTATATACAATAATTATGGCAAATACACAATTCAATGATTTTACACTGCCTCCGAATAGCTATGCGGCATTTGATGCTACCAGCTTAAAGAATCTCATTATACAGCGACTGAATCAATCGGGTGTATTTACAGATCAAAATTATACAGGAAGTAATATAAATTCGGTGATAGATATTGTTGCTTACTCTTACCATGTATTATTATTTTATTTGAACCAAACAGGTGCGGAAAGTTTATATAGTCAAGCTTCTCTTTACGAGAATATAAACAAAATTGTAAAGATACTAAATTATAATCCTATTGGTTATCAGACTGCTACACTTTCTTTCTTAGCGCAGGCTTCTGATGCCATGACACCTGGTACGTATACAATTCCGCGTTATTCTTATTTTATATTAGATGGTATAAATTACTCTTTTAATCAAGACATAACGTTTACTAAGACTACTAGTGGAGCAGAGTTATTAAGTGAAATATACGATCGCAATTTGCTCTATCAAGGTCTTTATGGGGAATATCCGATATATAATGCTACAGGAGAACCCTTTGAACAATTTTCTATATCTTTATCAGATTCACAAGGAAATAATATACCTATAGATCATTTTAATATAGATGTATATGTAAAGGATAACACAGTCCTCAATGCTAAGTATGAACTTTACAGTCCTACTGACTCTTTATTTTTAGGTGATGGTGCAACCAAGGCATATGAAATACGCCTTAATGAAATGGGTCGATATGAAATAAAATTTGGTGATGATATTCATGGCAAGCAACTTCATGCTAATGATTCAGTAGCGGTTTATTATTTGCAGACAGATAGTACAGCTGGGGAAGTAAGTGAAGCTGCTTTAGATGGTAAGTCTCTATTATTTTATAATTCAGCCCAATATAAACAAATAACCAGTGACACTATTTCAACTGGATTAATTCTACTAGATGCTACAACCGCAAGTAATTTATATTTTTATAATCCAAACCCATCTACTAAATTCCAAGATATAGAAAGTGTAGATAGTATTAAAACAAATGCTGTTAATACATTTAAAACCCAATACAGGTTAGTAACAGCTGAAGATTTTAGAATTTTTATTTTAAAAAGATTTGGCAATTTACTTGCCTCTGTAAAGTGTATTAGTAATGCGGATTATATATCAGGCCATTTAAAATACTTTTTTGATTTAGGTGTAGAAAAACCGAATATTGAATCTCGCATTTTGTTAAATCAGGTAAAATTTAGTTCTAGTTGTAATTTTAATAACTTATATGTTTATTGTGCTCCACGATTAGCTAAGACTACTAGTTTAAACGCTCGGCTAAACTATTTAAGTTCAGCACAAAAACAATTAATATCAAATGAAGCAAACCCATTTAAGGTAGTTACTAGTGAAATAGTATATAATGATCCAGTATATGTAATTGTTGATTTTGGTGTAAAGATTCCTGGTGAACAATTATCCCCCACAATAGCTGATGAAAGTTATTTTGAAATTATAGTCGACACCAACCAACGTCGCAATTTTGATACTATACGGCAATCTGCTGCATCTATATTTCAGGCATATTTTGATGTGCAATTGGATAATTTAGGTAAATTAATAGATTTGGGTATTTTAAATACACAACTATTACAGATTCAAGGAGTGATAGATTTTAGAACCACAAGAACTAATAGTAATGTAACACAGACATTGCCGGGCATTAGCTTTTTAATATACAATCCTGTCTATCCTACAACAGATATTAATACTCTTCAACAAAATTTACAATTGCCTTATTTTAAATTTCCGATTTTAAATAATTCTGCCGATATAGTTAATAAAATTCGTATTGTTACCACATAATGAGCCAAACCATATTTGTAAATTTTACTACTGAGAATTTCCAGGGTGTATTTGCCTTGTCTAGCTATGCTTTGCCGCAATGCCCTTTTACATTTACACCAATATTATCTAGTAATGAAACCAAAATTTCCACAAAAAAGGTATTATGGAATTTTGGTGATGGTACAACCTCTACGGATATTATGCCAGTTCATTATTATAGTTGGCCTGGTGTTTACAATATTTCTTTAGTTATTTATAATGTTAATGGAGATGCATATATAAGTTCCTTCAGCCCATCGGTGTCTGTTATAGATTTTTTATCCAATCAATTATCTATTGATACGAAATCAACGATAGCATTAGATATACCCGCAGGACAAATAACACCATTTCAAATAAATAGAAGCAACAGTTGGCAAACATTCGCAAATTTAAGTGGATCCGGATATACAGCAAATTTGTATGTTTCTGGTAGTTTAGATCCTTTAGTGGATATAGCCAAATATAACACATTTGGATGGTCTCACCTATTACAGCAATGTTATTTTTATAAAAAACAAATTGCGGGTAATACTTTTGAATATGTTCCGGTTTCTAACATTTTAACCAGCACGGACAAAATCTATGCTAGTATAGATGAAAATAACCAAATTAATATATGTCCATCTACACAACCTGGTTCCTTTTTTGTAGGTACAACAGGAACGGTTGATGCTTACTTTACAAGTAATAAGCCTAAAAATTATAGCTCTATTGAAGCACCTCTTATTATATTTGCCAGCCTGGATACTGCTGGACTAGATGATTCATACACAGATAAAATAAATTACTTTGACTACAACACCCAATCTATAGGGTATTTAAATACAAAACCAGCTGTACTATATGCCTATAGTAGATATAACCCTGCCACTACTATTAGTTTTTCAACTAATGGTATAGATACTCAAGGGGATGCAGTTTTATCTACATTCCAAATACCTCAAATTAGCTGGCAAAATACAGTTATACCATTTGTAATTAAATTGGAAGATGGTTTGGGATTTTCAACACTTTTTTATCCACTATTAAGTTCCAACGTAACTAATCAAAGTACAACAGCATCAGCTTATAATATAACCATATCATTATTATCTGGGTCTCCCTCTGGTCCTAACATAAATGTGCCCTTTTACACGGAATTTTTAAATGCATTGCCTTCAAATGTGGGAGGTTATTTTAAAGGATATTTTATCAGCCCATCAGCTTTAAATACAGCATTTTTATCGGCTGCTGTTATTGTTCAAGATCCTGAGTTTTATAAATTAAATACTGTAAATTCAATATATTCTAACGTCTCAGGCACAGTGTTGTTTGCAGATCAAGATATTATAAGTTCTGAAGGCAATACATCCAGTCGCATTTTTCAATTAACACCAAAAACAATAAGTCCTTTAATAGGCAATACATTTGCTGTTGCTCCTAGTTCTCCAATTGGATATAAGCAAAATCTTATATGGGCTTTAAGCTCTGATAATGTATTTACATTAGATTATACTGGCAACACTATTAATCAATTCAGTATATTTAGCACTGTTAATAATATAGTTACGTCTGTTGGACCCGCTTCTATAGCATTAGATGGGGTTAATAATGCATGGATATCATTGTTTACAGCCTCATCTGCTATAAAAATAAATTCAGATGGTACATTATTATCTCAAGCGTACGCACCCAATTTACCGACTAATACAAATTATCCAGTTAATGCAGAAACATCGGCTTTAGTTGCCAGTCTTAATCTGATAGCTCCCTTATATGTAGAAACAGACCACCAAAATAATGTGTGGGTATCTTATGTGAATCCTCAATACAATTATATAGTAAAATATAATTCAACAGGAACATATTCTTGTAGCACTCAATTAGCTTCCTATATTATACCAGATAAAATTATAGTAGATAGAAACAATAATCCTTGGGTCATAGGAATTAATGTTAACTATTCTAATGTTTTTCTAGAACCCTTTGTTACTTTTGCAGGTGATAGCATGGTTATGTTTGCTGGTAATCAATTATATTCTTTATCATCTACAGATGGTATAGCTCCCTCAGCTGCAGATGTGGTATGTAAATTATCTACTACAGGGACAGTATTACAGACGATTAGTGGATTTACTAATCCCACTTCTATAATCTATGATATAAATAGCAATATTTGGGTCTCCCATAATATTAATACACTTACACGAATTGATGCTAATACCTATAATAAAACCAACTATATAGTTGGTAGTGCCTTTCCTGATAATTTAACCCAATCTCTTTTTGCGTTAAATTGTAATACGTATAATAAGTTAACAGTATATAATTTAGCAGATAATTCCTTGTATATAATAGATGCTGCACAACCAGTATTATCATCTCAATGTTTATTTGGAGCTAATTATATAACTGATACGGGGGATGATTTTAATGGTTATCGATGGATATCAAAATATGCTTCTGTATCAGCTACTGTTCGATCTATTTCAGGTATCAGCAATGCCTTTTCTATATATCCAGATACAGGGGTTTATAACATAACTAAACAAAATGAAAATTTTGACATGGCGGCATATCTAGCTACTTTAAAACTCCCCGAGTATCTAGTGAATCAAAATGTATTATTTAAAGATTTTCTAGGTTCTATTTTTGGTTCAGTTTCTTCAGAGCCATATGAATTAGGCAAAACCTTATATGAAAGAATTGGTAACTTTGGAGATAATACTTCTAACGTAGATACCGCAACCGTAGAGGCATTGATATCATTAAGTGAACAAACAGGAACCGGTTTAAGTAATGTCATTTATGAATACCCTCCACAACTACGACGTATAATTGACATTTTATCAATTAAGCACAGTAAACTATATGGTAGTGTCAATCAATATAATTCAGAATTTTCATCAGAAGTCGGCTTGACGCCTTCTAATTTAGGATCACCTATCAATATCAATACAGGTGTATTTAGTTTAAGTGAAACCTTGGTGGTGTATGAGAAATTTTCAAATCAATATAAGAAGGTAAAAATGCCGGCATTATCTACCTATTCTGCTAATCAACAATTTAGCCTAGCTTTATACACGTCAGCTTGGGGATTACCTTTAGTTCTTTTACCTTCTATTACAGGAACAGATGTAGGATTTTATTACAATTTTTATAGATATAATTCAACAATAGCAGGTAATCCAATAGATTCTGTTATTAATTGGGATGACCCTCTTGGTACATTATTTCAAACAAATAGTTCATATTCTGACTGGGCAGCTCAAGACGGTATAATGGATAATGCCTTAAATTATGAAATGAGTAAAGGATTAAGATTGTTCACTAGTGCTGTTGATATTGTTTACAACAACTAAATATTAGAAAATGGACTCAAAATTTGCCACTTTAGAATTGCAGAGCTCTGTTACCTATGATGCTGCTAACCCCAATGCTATAGATAAGACGGCACCATTACCATTCTTAGATTGGGTGAAATATTTTGCTAATGTATCTTCAGATCCAACATTTCTTTTAAAGCAATATAAAAATTATGTTAATGCGTGGTTTGCTTTGCACAGAGCTGAAATAGATGGCAAAGAAGATATTATAAGAGAGCTTTATGTTTCTCTCTTTAGAAATATAGCTGTTAACTATCTAACACAAGAAGAAAAGCGATTTGTGCAGAATGCTGATTTGACAAAGGTGTCAGAAATTACTGCCATAATGCCTTTGTTGGTTAGAAAGATAAAAGATATCTGCTTATATTTTGCCTCTCAAAGAGAGACCATAAAGCAATCAACATATAATTATAACTTAAAAGGTTCTATTTTCAGCATAGATAAAATAGTATCAGATGTTTTAATTCAAAGTTTTTTAAACCCGAATATCAATAAAATGTTTGCTGATGCTGGGGTTGGAGTAGATGATATTAAAAATAATCTAACAATAGAGTTAGAGCCTCTATATGATTTAGAAACAAATTATTTTGATATCAATCCAGTGTTACCAGCTTCAGCATATGATGCGACTGGTGATAGAGCTACATATTTTAGCGCCAATTCATATGATTTAGATCCTGATTTATTTATAGATTTTGATAATAGCATAATAAAGGCAATACAACAATACCCTGTAATTTTACAAGAACTAGGAAGCAATTTTAGTGTTAATTTGGATTTTACTGGTCAGGATCTACAATACCTAAAGGATGAAGATTACACAACCCTTGTAAATGATTTAGATGTTAATAATCTACGTTTACAAACACTAAAAGATGCTCTCCAGCATTTTAGCGGTACAACCTTTTATTATTTATCTACTAATCCAACTGCTCAATTTCAGTATGGGAAACTTTTTGAAGCGGATGCCTTTTCTAATTATTTAAATCGTCGGTTTCCTACAGTAGCTTCAGTTGAAAGTAATAAATTAGCATCAATTACTGATATAGGTGGGTTTTTTAAACCCGATAAACTCGGTATATTAAATTATTTAAGTTTTGATTTAAATGGTAGTATTACCGGTTTATCAGCTAATAGTATTTATGTATTTCCTGATCCTAGTATCTATGGAAATATATCTGGATTAAGTCGCACTAAATTAGCTACACCATTTACATTTTCAGAAGACTCCAGCATATTAAAAAATAATAATACAACGTCTTATGCTTTTGGTCATGCTCTAAGTAATTTTTTAACAAAATTTAGAGGATATCAATCTAGATCAGAGTCGTTAAATTATGATGCAGTTGGTGTTTCTAGAATACAGGATTCTGTAGAATTTTTTAAAGGTTCTAATAAAACACAGTGGGCTAATGCGGATGTATTTCCTTCTACTCCCGATAATTTTCTACCTATAGAAGAACGTAAACGCACGTTACTTAATGATATACCTACAAAAACATTAGTGCAACATAAGGTAGATATTTTTAATAATGAATTTGCTTTTTATAAAGAAATTTACATAGCTCCAAATCCAACTAGTATAAAAAATATAGAAAAGGGTAACCTATTAACCTGCTTGACACTGGGTGGGTATTCTTTTTATGATTCAATATCTGGGTATAATTTTAACTACAACGTAGTAGATCCTGCTAATAACCAATCTGGTGTAACTACATATACTAATGGACTAACCTCATTATCAGCATATGATTATATGTTGCAGTGTATTTTATTATACCCTGAAATGGATTTTTATAAAACTAAAGTAGTATATAATATAAATCTTTTAGATGGTCTTAATTTGGGAAATTATCCTACAGATTCTGTTGTAGATACATTGTCTGGAAGTACGTTTAATTACGAGGGATTAACACCCTTAAGCTCTTACAGTTATATACATTCTGCTTCAACCTTAGATTCTGGAATATTTCAATTTAATAATAATGATGCTTCATTGATAGAATATGATCGCAGCCTTATTGAAAATAATTTAGTACTCGGTCAAACCCTATCCGCATCTGATACAACATTATATAGTATCTCAGGTAATTTAACTAAAGATGTAACAATTTATAATCAACAAAGCATCTATGGTGATTTATATTTCCGAAATTATAACGACACAATCATAACGGCAGCTTCCGCAGCTTTAAGTGGATTATTTACAAAGTATGATACTAGTATACAGAATCAACTCTTTAATAATTTAAAATCATTTGATCTAGTATTGGATACGGCTATATTTGAAACAGACAACTACTTGGTTTTTGAACGACTATCCTATAGTTATGATGTTGAAAACTATCTTCCACAAGCTAGCAATAAATTTTACATATACAAACCCACAACAGCTATAACCAATAGTGTGGTTACTTACTGGTTTGATAATATTCTAGAATACAATCAATTCTCTAATACATGGTATAATGAAACAGATTCAACTATCTTGGTGAGTACTACAACATTACTGTCAGCTTCTGCTTATTCAAATGCTCGAAGTGTGGCCGTAGATTTATATGTGTATGATTTTGAAAGTTTAAAGCAATTAGGTACTAATCATCTATGCACCTTTACATTGTCCTCATCACCTGTAAATAATGTAAATTTAGTAAGCATAGAAAAGCCATTTCTTAATTATAATAGTGATACGGGTAATTATGTAATTAAATTTTTAGCTAAGGATCCATCTGATTTATTTTATGATGTCACTACATTCTTTAAATTGGATAAAGAATACATACCCTATAATGTAAATTTATATACCAATTACTCAGATATGTTTATATTTTCTGAGAATTTCGGTTCTCAAACATTTTCAAGTTATATTGGTATTAAGCCTTTGATAGGAACCAATTCCTATACTGGATTAAGTGGTAATAGTTTGGTAATAAATTAATATGTCAAGTTACAAAGATTTAGCAGTTTTTTATAATAACATTTTTGACACAAGCAAAGATGTTGTAATGACATTAGACTATACAGCATACGGGGATTTAAACACAACTCCAGATGGCGGTATTGTTTTTGGCTTTCTCCCGTATTATCGCGTTGCACCGGATGGTACTAGTGCTGGTGCTGGTTTGGGATATTCTGATGATATTACACTTTCAGCCTCTGGTATATTCGATGCTCAGTTTGGTGTTGCCTTAGATTTTAGTGGATATTTTTCTACATCTGGTACGGGTACTGTAGGCTTTAGTGCTATAGCTCCCAATACTATTTCGATTAGAGGCCCAGCAGTTAATCAATACCCTCTGTTAGTAACAACACCAAATTTAACCTCTATAGCAGACCCGTTTTTACTATATAGCTCTATCACAGCAGTGGAATCAAAGCGCGTCCGGGTTCGTCTGTCAGACTTTGGATCTAGAATTTTAGTATCTACTAAATCATCTAATGATGTAGATTTTATAAATAGAATAGATCATCTTGATAGTAATTATCAAACTACCAGTTATGTTCGCTTATATTGGGCTTTTTGTGCTTCTAATAGTGCTACACATATAAGCATACAAAATTTGAATATCAATGGATATGATACAACTCTATCATATACATATTCTGGAGCCTATTATTTGGGGTTGTCAGCTAATCCAGCCACTCTCACAGAAACCCAGCTTTTATCGGTAGTCAATGTGTATCCTAATTCTTTAAATAGATCTTTTAGTGGCATTGGGCCGTTAATCCTTATAAATAATGCTAATAGTGGGGCGCCCTATGTAGCGGACAATATTAGTACATCACAACGCTATAGTATGTATTATACACCCAGTGCGTCAGATAGCTTTATTTTTGTAACATATCAGTAAATAATTTTATGCCTAGTGCAACAGCAACATTATATTTAAATTTAACAGCCATACAACAACTATGTAAAGGAGATCCGGGCAAGTCTATTCTTAATGGCACAGTTGCTCCTACTAGCGCTGTTGGCTTATCAGGTGATTTTTATTTTAATACCTTTACGACATATCCGCCGGTTTATTATGATCTCTATGGACCAAAGATTGGAAACACAACGTCTTGGCCGTCAACCGCTATTAGAATTCCCTCAACAACTTTATTAAGTCAAATTTCAAGCACCTTAAATTCTGCTATAACTGCTCTTTCAGCACAAACATCATTAGGACAATCTGTATCATCTTTAAATATAGCTAACACAAATTATGCTACCAATTTAACAGTATCTCAAGGAGGTAGTCAATATGGATACAATGTTGCAAAGTTTTCAGATACTACAGGCACCTTATTAACAATTAGTAATTCAGGTGGTGTATCATTTTTTTACGGAGATCCAACAGTGGCGCCAGCCAAGTTTAGTGTTAATTCCCCAGCCCATTTTGCAGGTAATTTATCAGCGATTGGGGATCTTTATGCCAATGGAAATCTCAACATTTATAATAATCTAAGATATATTGTGGGTACTCTTCCGAGTGGTTCTGCTTATAATATCTTAACATTAGGACCAACTATACCATCTGGTACTGGTGATACGGGGTTTAATGTATTAACAACATTTTCTGCCTTTTTATCTCCAAACATATACACATATGATGCCCCTGTAAGGGTTCATAATACCCGATTTGAAGTTGGCATGGGAAGCCTTTTCGCTTCAACCTTGCCTAATAATGGCGCTTTCTTTATAGTAGATCCTGTTAGTGCATATGGAGCACCAACGGGTGGTTATAATCGAGGTGTAACAATTCATGGAACTATAACTGCTTTGAGTGGATATTTTCAATATCTTCAAACTAGCACATTATCAAGTGTTACCATTATAGAAACAACCGTAGTTGGTGCGTCATCTTTTACATCTGCATTATCTACAAATAAGGTAGTTATAGGTTCTTCTAATCCAATACCGGTTGTAGGCATCAATACATCTCCGTTATCTATAGTCGCTTCAACAACAGGATCAGTTTATAATACAATTGTAAACACCTTTGCGGGTGCAAGTGCAAGTACAGATATTGCATTATATAATAATGATTTGGTTAATTATGTAGATTTGGGTATTGCCAGCACAGCATATAATGGCAACATATATGGTCCAAAATTTAACGTGGTTAAAGCCGGGGATTCCTATTTATATTCGACCAGTAGTAACATGGTTATTGGTACTACTAATGCCTCTACAGGCGACTTAGTATTTTTCACTGGAGGTGCATTAAGTGGCACATCGATTAATAGTGGTAATGAGAGAATGCGCATATTAAATTCTACAGCTACTTCTAATGCAGGCTATGTAGGATTTAATACCTCTACACCAAATCAACAAGTAACCATATATGGTGGTATGAGTGCCTTGTCTAGTTTTTCTACAAATTATTATGATGTCAATAGTAATCGCATTTTGACAAATAGACAGACACCTGGATTTGCATTATTAACTGCTGGGGTATCCACATCTGCGCAGTTGATAACTCAACTTAATTTAATCATTACATCATTAACCGCTCATGGATTAGCTATATGAAATCCTTTAAAACATTTTTAGAAGACTTTAATGTTTTTCCTAGAGCAAGATATGCTGATTCAGGAAAAGATATAAATTTTAGAGGAGCCACACCAGCAGGATTTAAGGGAAGTAATGGCATTTCTTTTCCAGGAGAACAAGAAAATTTAATATTGAGATTTAAAAAACGTAGGGTAAAATTTAAAAAACGTCCTATTAAGTGAATCTTTTAAAATCTCTATTGAGTCAAGAAATTCCAGTCTCTCAAAAAGAACGTGGAGAATTCGCAGAAATTTGCCATGATTTTTTCTGCGTGTGTGATGGTTGTGATGAAATACTACCTTTTAATTCTATAACCATTTGTCCATACTGCCACTCCTATAATTTTAATCCTAGCAGTAGGGCTGTAAAGATTGTAGCCAAAAAAATGCAGCATTTAGAGTATGAATGTTATTCTACATTCATACAGGGTTTATATAAGCGTTGAAAGATACTGTTGCTTCTGTAGATAAAAGGAAGAATCAGTTTTCATAGCTGTAGCAGCTGCTAATAAGCTAGTAGCATTAAAATCAATTCCATTTTTTATAGGGAAAATATTTGTATAAGGTATCGCCGATATTTGTTTAGTTTGAGTTACATCATTTGGGTTAGACCAAATATATTGACAAATAAATGCAAATCTATTAGCATGAAAAAATAAGGTATCTGTACTAACCGTTGTGACCGGTGGTGTAAATGTTATTCGATTTGGCAAATTATAATAAGCGCTACCAGCACTCAAGGTTATATTTTGTCCAGCTGCAAAACTATTGGTTGTGATAACGTACTGAGTTGCTGAAGTAGCTATCCAAAAATTATTTAAATTGCCATGGTATTTAGTATTATCTCCATAAAACTTATAATTACTATTAGCTGTAAAAGATACTGTATTTGAAGTTAGACTTTGTTTGTAATCTCTATAAGCACATATAAAGGTATCCACCCAATTTTTACTACGGATAAATTCAGGATTGGTTAATAATGCGGTTTTTAAATCTAAACCTCGCTGTGCATTAGCTGATAACACCTGAAATGATGATTGAGAATTAGCTACTAAAGCATCTGTATAGGCTATATCTTGGCTTATAGGATCTGACATATAAAGTATTTAAGGCACACCAATTAGTTGGCAATGTCATATATATTATCTAAATATTAATAATGGCGCAATTACCATCAAAATCTGAGACTATACGTAATTTTGCGCGGGATGCATCTAAAGCCCGCAAGGCAGATGCTCGCCTACAAACAAAGGCTACACCTGAGAATATAACCGGTGTATTTTATGATGCTTTAAAATTTACAGGAGATACTCAAGGTGTACGACCTCAAAAAAGGCCTTCTAATAATCCATCTTTTGATAATAATCGCCAAGCAATTGCTGCAGCTAATCAAAATCAAAAGACTGGTTCTTTGCCAGATATAGCTCAATTATATAATCAAAATAGATTAGTTAAAAATTCTAATTTACCTGAATCACAAAATTTGCCAGCTCCACCTGTCATATTAACACCACGAAATGTAAGTACGAATACATTACCTGCAGCACCCATAACTCAAGTAAAACCAAAACCATTACCAGCTCCTCCTGCTTTAGCAGATTTAAAATTAGTCAGGCAACAGATTAATAATCAAATTATTGATCCATTAAATAATGCTTTGCCCAAATCTATAGCACCTACTAATAGTTCTAAACCTAATAATATTACTAATGTTTTGCCTGAAGCGCCTATAACTCAAGTAAAACCAAAACCATTACCAGCTCCTCCTGCTTTAGCAGATTTAAAATTAGTCAGGCAACAGATTAATAATCAAATTATTGATCCATT